GTGGAGGACCGCTGAAATGGTCGGCCTCCGACCAAAATCCGAACCTCGAAACGGTAACGGCCCGTCACTCGTCCAAGGGCAGTCGCAGTTGGCGGTCCTGCGCTGCGCTGCGCCGCGTCTGCCGCCTTCTCGAGACGGCTTTCGCTGCCGGCTTCTTCTTCCGATGCCAGCTATGGATCTTGCGGCGCTTCTTGGGGGCGCCACCGGGGAGCGATTGGAGAAATGCGTAGAGCGCCTGGCGCTCGGCCGCTGGGATCACGCCGCGGCTGGCGCGGTAGATGGCGAGCGCGATCTTTCGACGATCGTCAGTCATCCCAGCCGAACATGCGGTGGATCTCGTCGACATCGATCGAGCCGGTGTCTTCCATCTGTCGCCGGCCGCGGCGGACCAGCCCGTGCCAGTATCGCCAGAAGCGCGTTCGCAGCGCGTCATCCCATCCATGCTTCTTCGCGATGCGGAAGAACCGGAGATAGGCGCGCCGCTCGCGGCTATGGGGCGGACAGACCAGGCGCCAGTGAAAGCCGCATAGCCAGTAATGCCCGGCGTCCAGGCGGCCGTCGGCGGCAGTAGATCTCGAGCAGCCTTCGATTGCGCAGGGATTGCGGTCGGCGTGCTTCTCGCACCGCCATGTCCACGGGCGAATTTCGTCGTCAGCTTCGCCGATCGCCGGTTCGCCGCAAACGAGGCATTGCGCGACCAGACGTTCGCCAACGAGCGTGTTTTCGCTATGCACGATCGCCATCCAGCACGAACCGCGCGAGCGTCTTGATCCGGCTGTCATCGTTGACCCGTGCTCGAGGCGCCTGGCCGGGATCGAGGATCCCGCGCGACTGATCGGCCTTCACGCCCAGCATCGACATCAGGACCGGATCGCTGCCGCCGTTGACGTGGAGATAGTGCCCGGTGACTTGGTGAAGCTGGCCGGGCCGGCGGACGCGGCCGAGAAGCTGGTAATGCACCTGGGGGGACCAATCGAGTTCGCCGAAGACGACGTCCTGGCAAACGTGCTGAAGCCCATCGAGACCGGCACCTGATCGAAGGGAGATCATCAGCACGTCGCTGTCGCCTTCGCAGAACCGCTCGACGTTGCGTGCCTTGCCCGCCTGGCTTTCGCTGCCGGTGTAGAGCACGGGATTGTGCTTCTGGAGCGCGTAGCGCCACAGATCGTAGACGTCGCGGTGCCAGCCAGCGAGCACCACCTTCTTGCGCTCGCGCAGGAGCATGTTGACGTAGGCGGCGACCGGCTTCGCTTTCGCGACGCCCGTCAGATGGCGCATCCGGACGTCCAGTTCGCGGCTGGCCTGGCCCGCATCCTCGAATTTGCCCGTGAGCACGGTTTCGGCGAGCGACTTCAGGATCTCTTCTTCTTTCTGAAGCGCGATCCGGTCGTAATCGAGTTCGAATTCCACGATGTTCGGCGGCGGCATGGACTTGTCGACGACTTCGTCATCCTCGCGCCGGCGCAAACGATAGCCCGTGCTGTCGAGAAAGCTGCCGAGCGCGTCTGGATCGTTGACGATCGCGTGCCCGCTTCCGTCACCATGGCACCACTCACGAATGAATTCTTCGCGATCGCCGAGCACATGGGGAGCGATGTAGCGCATGACCGTGTGCATCTCGTCGCCGTAATTGTAGACAGGCGTCGCTGTCAGGCCGAGCAGGACGCCCCTGGCATTGGTGTCGACAGCTTCGGTGAGGACGAGCGCAGCATTGCCCTTCTGTGTCCCCTTCGCGTCCCACTCGGTCTTCTTCGGCCCATGCCGGAGTTCCTGTATCTCGTCGAAGGCCGCGGACTTGAACATGCCGGACGCGAGCACTTCCAGCCAGCCGTGGAGCATGTTGTAGCTGAAGATGTAGAGGTCGGCGACAGGGAGGGGGTAGGGCTTGCTCTGCTTGATTTCGTGGACGCGGAACGTCGTGAATTCGCGCGCCTTCTTCCCCCATTGCCGGACCAGGTGCGATTGAACGACGATCGCCATCGGGAGCGCAGCGCCTCGAGCCGCGACCGTGAACGTCGTTATCGTCTTCCCCAGCCCGACATCGTCGCACAGCAGCAGCGCATTATTGCGCACCGCCAGCGTGGCGGCCTGTTCCTGATAGAGATAGGGCACCTTGCCCGGCCGGAAGACCGCCGGCGTATCGCCCGGCTCCCAATCGAGTTGCAGGATCTCGTCTCTTTCGGCCGCGCGGGCCGCCATCCGTGCCGCACCCTCGGCCAGCATCTCGCGTTCGACCGCGCGGACGTCCAGCGGGTAGCGCAGCATGAACCAATCGAGATCTGCGCGCGTGTCGTCGTTGTCCGTCAGGATGTGCGTGGTGCGCTTTGTGTGAACCTTGGGGAACAGGCGCTTGAAAGCGATCGCGACGTGCGGGGCGAGGTTGGAAACCCCCCACACCGCGCCACCTTCGAATTTGCCGTAGCGCAGCTTGCCGAATGTTCTCACAGGCCGGTCAACCCCAGCTTCACGACGAAGACTGGCTTGTCGTTGATGCGCGCCGGGAGGGATGTCGCCCCCGCGGTGACGAGAATGAGACCGTCGACGACGTCGTGCATCGCGTATCGCTCCATCTGGCGATAGATGGCGCGCTTCTGCGCCTTGATCTTCAGTTCGACAGCGGTGCCGCCGACGAGGAAATCCACGCGGTCGGCCGGGCCAAGGATCTTCTCACGCTCGAATTCGATACCCGCATCCTCGAGATGCGCTTCGACATCGTCGCCGAGAAGCCTTTCGTGCCCCAGCCGATAGCGATGATATTGGAGATACCGGGCCAGATCGCGCGCCTTCATAGCAGCGGCCTCACGACGGCATTGTCGTCCAACGGTTGCGGGTCGGCGCTGACATCTTCGCCAGCCGCGCGCCGACAATCGACGCAATAGGTCGGATCGCCGGCCCAGCTATCCAGTTCGAAGCACGGCGGATCGCCGTATTCTGCGCAGCTATCGCGGCATTCCTCGCGAAGCCGCTTTTCGTGCGGTGTCATAGAAGCCTTCCCTGGTTGGATGAAGGTGAGTTGCTTGGCGCCGGGGATTCCCTGGAGATGGAGCGGGAGTGCGTCGCCGGCGCGGCAGGCTGCGCATCGGCATTCGACGAGATGGCTTCCCGGTAGTGTTTCTGACACAGCCACGGCCCTTTCCCGCCCGTCCGGCTGAAGCACGGGTGCCTGGCTTCGCAGCCGGGCGCATCGCACTTGTCCGGTTTCCAGTTCGGCGCTTCGGATTTCGGCGACGGTGGCGTCCACCTTTTCCGCATCAATGCGCCCCATGCGCCGCGCCGCGCGTCAGCGTGTCGACAAGTTCGGCGACCTGATCCGCCGTTCGGACGTCGACGGTGAGGGCATCGGTGATCTCGATGTCGTATTCGTCTTCGACAGCCATGACGAATTCGAGCCTGTCCAGGCTATCCAGCTTGCCGTCGCCCCAGCCCGCGCCATGCGTCGCGAAGATCTCTTCGCCGGCCGCTGCTGCAAAGGCGACGTCATCGCCATGCGCTTCGCGCAGCATTTCGATCAGCTTCTCTTTGATTTCATCCATAGTTCCGCTCCCTCAATGTCGTAGGAAAGTGATGCTGTGATCGGATGTCCAGCACAAGCCGCAGCGCGCGCAATCGTGGTCAACCTTGCGCTCCGCAGGACAGATTATGAAATTCGCGTCTTCCGCACTGTCGACGACTTCGGAGCATAGCTGGGGGTAGGGGCGTCCGGAGAAGCGCAGCATCGCGCGGGCGTCGAATTCCTGCATCATCTCTAGCACGGCGGTCCCGATCGGATCGGCTGGCGCGCGCGCCGTGAAGCCGAAGAGATGAAGCATGTCGAATTCGCGCAGCATGCGCTTCCAGAAGTCGACGTAAGCGATCGAGTAGAAGTCGCCCAGGACGTGCAGCCGGATCGCGAAGCCCTTCGGATAAAGCGTCGCCCTGTGCGCGATCTCGGCGTGCAACCGCGTCTCGAGATAGCCATCATCGAACAGGCGCTCGACAGTCATGTGGCCGAGATTGTTGCCATAGCAGGTGCGCCATTCCAGGCATGTCCGCGGGCAAGTCGCGCGTTCCTCCAGCGTCAGCGTGAACAGCGGAAAGCCCTTCCATGCGCCCTTCATGGCCGGAGAACCGATCTTCGCGCTCCACTTTGCGTCCTTCAGCATGCGCTTCGCTCGCGCGGCCGGGGTGACGGTCTTTCCGTGGATAGTGCGGCCGGTCTCGATCGCCGGATGCCACGGCTCGAGATCCACCCGCGCCCCATCCGGCTTTCCAAGAGCGGTGCCGGGCTTTCGGCCATGGCGCGACTGTCGCGCGGCGAGGCCCAGCTTCCTCGCGCGCTGGTAGACCGCTCCGCGGCTGGTCTCGAGTTTGTCGGCTATGACGCCGACATTCTCATTCGCCGCCCACATTTCGCGCAGCCGCGCCAGCCGGTCATCGTCCCAAGGTTTGCGCTTATGCGCCATCGGCGTCGGCAACCTCTTCGACGATGTTCATCACGGCCACATCATCGGCGCTGTCTTCGTCAGTCTCGGCCGGATCGGTCCACACGAGATGCCGAGCGATCCAGTTCTTGTCGACAGGCGCGGCGACGAGGCCGCCGCCCTGTCCCTGGCCGAAGAGCACGCCGATCCCCGCGGTGACGCCCTCGACGCCTCGAAAGCGGAAGCCGGGCTGTCCTTCGTCCGCCTGCGCGTCGGCAGCGACGCATAGTTTCACGCCTTCGATGTCGCACAGCGCCCGGTGTCCAAGCGCGCTCGCGCGACAAAGGCGCTGGATCGTCAGCGCGAAATCCTTCTTCGACGCGTCTAGCGCGAGCGGCGCGATCGCCTTTTTGGCCGGATCGATGCGCCAGATGCGATATGCTTTCTTTCCCATGGGATCTCCTTCAGGTGAAATTGTCGCGAAGCGCCTGTATCAGCAGCGCCCGCGCGGTTTGTGGGTCCGATTCCGTTGCGAATGGAAGCCGGAGCGCCAATCGCCGGAGATTGCCGACATATTCCGTCAGCCCGGCCTTCTCGATCGCCTCGAGCGCGATGTCGCGCGTCAAAGGCTCGTTGTTCATGGCCGTCAGCCAGGACGCGTCGTAAAGCACGTCTACGATACGCTGGTGCTGTTCGGCTCGCCATGCCAGCTTGGCGATGTTCTCGCCCTGCCCTTCGATCACCGCCGGCATGTCGATCACGCCGAGGATCAATGCGCCTTCAACCGCCATCGCGACGTTTCTGGCCGGGCCACGCTCGCTATGGCGGCCGCTCGTCGCCCGGCTTCGCTCCCCGTTCGTGCGATAGAGCGTGCGCAGCGCTTCCCGGTAGGATTCGCGCACGTCGACGTTCCGGATCCCCGCAACCACCTTCTTGATTTCCGCAGCCATCGCTGCGCGCTGATCGGGATTGCGCTGATCGTAGCGCTCCAACAGATCGCGCCAGATGACGTCGACGAGCGGCGCCGCCCCTTCGACCATCGCATTGACCGCCTCGAGTCCGTCCTGTCGCGCCATATCGTCAGGATCCTTGCCTTCCGGCAGTTTGGCGAAGCGCAGACCCTTTCCCGGCTCCATGATCGGGAGGGCACGGTAGGCGGCACGGGCCATCGCCTTCCGGCCCGCATTATCGCCGTCGAAGCACACCGTCGGCGTGTCGACCAGCTTCCACGCGAGGAATAGCTGATGCTCCGTCAGCGCGGTCCCGTTCGGTGCCACCGCGACATCGAAGCCGACGCTGTCCAGGCCGATGACGTCCATGTAGCCTTCGACGATCAGCAGGCGGCCCTTGGCGCGCGCGGCTGGCGCGACGCGGTGAAGGTTGAACAGCGTGCGGCCCTTGTCGAAGACGGGGGTATCGGGAGAGTTCAGATATTTCGGCTCTCCGGCGCCGACGATTCGCCCGCCGAAGCCGATGGTGTTGCCGCGCGCGTCATGGATGGGGATCATGATGCGCCGGCGAAAGAAATCGTAGGCGCGCCCGCTGTCGGGGTTGCGTTTGACGAGGCCCAGCCGCTCCAGTTCGGCCGCATCCACATCCTTCAGCGTCTCGACCAAGGGCGCCGGCTGGCCGGGCCGGGAGTTCGGTGCGAAGCCAATCTGGAATTTGTCGATAGCGGCCCCGTCAATGCCGCGGTCGACGAGGTATTTCACGGCGGCCGAAGCATCGAGGTCGCCGGGGCCAGCGTCCAGCCGTCCAACGAAGAACCTTTGCGCTCGGGCATTGATGTCGACGTAGCTGTCACGCCTCTTCGCGCGCTGCGCAGCTTGCGGATCCGGCGCGGGCATCTCCAGACCGGCTTGCTCGGCCAGTTCCTTCACCGCATCGATGAATTGCATGCCGTCATGGTCGACCATCCAGCCGATCGCGTCACCGTGCGCCTGGCATCCGAAGCAATGGTAGAACGCCTTCTCGTCGTTGACGTAGAAGCTGGGCGTCTTCTCGTTGTGGAACGGGCAAGGCGCCTTCCACTCGCGCCCCGCCTTCTTGAGCGGCACGCCTGATCGGCTGATAAGCGAAGACAGCGTCGTCCTGGCGCGGATCTCGTCGAGGAAGCCGGTAGGGATTGTCATGCGGCTCGAGCCTCACGATCGGCAAGCTGATCCAGCACGCGACCGCCTGCCGGGCAGGTGCAGACATCCGATTCGGCGCCGCCCCGCGGTAGAAGGCCGCTATCATCGCAACGCTTGCACGCGGCATCGTCGACGGGCGCCTTAGCCATGGGTCTGCCCCGCCTTCCAATGCCTCTCGCGGTAGCATTCGCGGCAGGACTTCGGATCGCAATGCTGGACGCCATCACCATGCGGATATTGGTGGACGCGGACGTCGACATAGTCGCCGATCTGGTAGCTGTAGCGCCGGATCGTGGTGACGGGGACCGGGGAGATGTAGAGGTCGGTCATATTTCGCCTTTCGCGCGCCGGTAGCAGTTCGCGCAGATGAAGCCCTTGCGACGGCCGAGCGAAGGAATGATCCATCGGTGCCAGCCTTGTTCGCGCACGACGCGTTCGTCGGCGCGGCTGGCGTCCGACATCACACCGACGCTGTCGATCGCCAAACTACGCCCACGCGTCGACGCGCACGGCGCCTTCGCGTCTCGAGCGCGCGGCTCTTCCGCATGATCGCAGGTGATTTCGATCCGGATCATCGCTCGCTCCAGATCTTCCGGAGTTCACGCATGAATTCCGGCCCGATGTCGGAGAGCATGACGCCGACGAGAATGATGATCGTAACGATGATCTTGATCGGCTGGGCGACGATCAGAAGCCCGGTCCAGCCGAGCCTTTTGAGGGTAAGCATGTTTCGCTCCTAGCGCTTGCGGCCGCCGTAATAGCGGCGCGTTCTGTATCGATTGACTGTCTCCAGCCAGACCCATGTTCCATTGTCGAGGCGACGAGGCCACCATGCGAAGAAGGTGCCCGCGCCTTTCTTGCGCTTGAAAAGCTGGCGCAGACGAGCGGGCATGTGAGGCGTCGGAACCGCATCAGACCGGACCTTCCGGAAAGCTGTCGTGTGTCCGCCCGGCGAGCAGCCGGCCAGCCTTCGCCTTGCCGACACGCTGTCCGTCTTCGCCGAAAGTGCCCCATTGCTTGAAGAGGAACGGCACTCCAGCCGCCTCGCATTGATCGCGCAGGCTGTAGAACCAGCGAGGATCAGCGGCGCGCGCCTTCGCCCCGCTTTCGCCACCGGCAATAATCCAATCGGGCATGAGTTCGGGCGGTATCTCTCCGAGATCGCCTAGCATCGGTTCAACGCTCCAAAAACGAACCGCCGCGGGCAACGCCTTCAATTTCGGCCCGTCACGCAGCATCTCTTCGCGGTTGGCGATCGTCGCCCCGAACCAGACATGGCGTAGGATTCCATGCGGATCCGCGATCTGGTCGACCGGAATACCGATGTCCTCGAGCATCTTGCGAGCGTTGCCGATGCGCTTGGTAAGCACCAGCCAATCGAGTTCCGCCGTGCGATCGATCAACTTGAAGAGGTCCAGCCGCCAGGCCGGGTCTACTTCGTTGTCGAAGACGTCGGCCAGGCTGGCGCAGAAGACGCGCTGTCGACGTTCGTGGATCGCGCCGAAATCATTTGCCTGTCGCGCCCACGTCAACGGCTTTCGCCAGTTCGATTCCGATGTTCGAACGCGCGGCTGGCCCGGTCCCCATTTCGCACGGCCATAGCGCGTGTCCATGAGTTCTTCGGCGTAGCAATTATCGCATGCCAGGCTGATCTTCGAACAGCCGATCCACGGGTTGAAGGTGTGGTCTGTCCACTCGATCTTCGAATTATCGGCCATCAATCGCTCTCCGCTGCATCGCGCACGACGGCGATGATGGTGAATATCCCGGCGAGCAGGATGATGTCGCCGACGGTGAGCCGGATCGGCCAGCCGGGCCTTGTCTCGAGCCACATGAACAGACCGCCGAACAGCACGACGAGCACGACGAAGCACAATAGATCTCGACCCTTCATTTCGCTTCGTCCGCCTCCTTGGTTTCGACAGCATCGATCGCCGCGGCGCGCGCCTCGCGATACGCCTCCGGATCGTTGCGGATATTGCGATAGGTGTCGAAGACGGCATGGTTCAATGCCTTCGGCACCCGGCGCCAGTGAGGCCAGCACATAAGCTGGTTCGGCTTCGCGTGGCGCGTGCAGCCCTTGATCGGGCAGGGTGATCCTATCGCTGTCATTTCGCGTCCTTCTTCGGGTTGGCGCGCTTCACGCGGGCCTTGGCCTTCCGGCTGTGGTTGGGATTGTCGCCCTCGCGAGGAATCGCGCGGACGACGCCGTCGCTATCCTCGATCATGACGAATTTCTCGTAAGGCTTGTCGAGGCCCAGCGGCTCGATCGCCGGGGAGCCGATGGCCGCCCCGATCCGCATCTGGAGCGCCGCGAAAACCGTCAGCAACCGATCCTCGCGCATGTTGACGCTCGCCAGTTCGGCACGCGTCTCGCGGTGGCGCGCGCGCTCGTCCGCGAGCGCGGTCTGCGCGGTCTTCAGCGCGGCCTTCGTCTCGGCCAGTTCGTCGGTTGCCGCGTCTTCCTGGGCGAGCAGCTTGCCGAATTCGCCAACGTCGAGCGGCTTCAGCTTCACGTCCTCGACGGTCTCGCCATGCTGGGGCGTGCGGCCGGAATCATAGGTCTGGAAGAGCGGGAATTGCACACGCTGGAGGAAATCGGCGCTTGGCACCCACACGAAGGCTTCCCCGACGGACAGCTTCGCGAGATCCTTTTCGACGATGGCAGCGTCTTCCGGACTGTGCGCCTGCATCCACTCGCTTAGGGCTTTGCGATCGTGAACCGTCGTCACCTTCATCGCGACGAGCGTTTCAGCCTGGGAGAGCAGGTTCTTGTTCAGAACAGCCGGGCGTTGCGTCAGCATCCACAGGAAGATGCCCTTGCTCCTGCCCTGTCGCGCCAGCCGCTCCATGCGGTGAAGGAGGTTGGCCATGTCGGCGCCGACGCGCTGGGGCGCAAGTTGGTCGGCTTCGTCGACGAACAGCGTGATCGGAGCGAGGTTATGTTCGAAGAACGATTCCGCGAACGCCATCATGAACCGCCGCATGCCCGCAATGCTGAAGCCGGACAGGTCGATGATGAAACTCTCGCTCGACCCGGCCAGGACTTGACCGAGAACGTGCCCGTTGTCGTCCGTGATCGGCACGTCGGCGTGCGTGCCGCCGAAGACGATGACTTTGAAGGGAGAGGGGGACTTGCCGCTCTTCGCCAGCCGCGCGCCCCACCAATCGCCTTTGGGATCGATGACCCCGGCCCGGTGGCCCGCGCGTAGTTTGTGCTCGAGCAGGATCCGGCCGGTGCCGGACTTACCGGCGCCCGTGCGGCCGAGAATGGCGCCGACGTCGTTCAGCGCCCGCTCGGGGATAGGCAGCTTAGGGGGGCGGGCCATCAGACCTTCGACGCCTTGAAATGCAGCCGCGTCGACGCGGGCACCGTCATCGGCGCGCCCGTCCTGGGATTGCGGGTGGTGCTCTCGCGCCGGTGGCGCATGCTGAAGGTGCCGAAGCCCTTCAGGATCAGCATGTCGTCGATCGTCGTAAGCGCGCGGATCTGGCGCAGAACCTCGTCGACGGCAGCTTCAGCAAGAACGCGGTCGCCATCGAACGCCTGTGAGACGCGGTCGACCAGATCGCCTCGATAATTCGACATCAGCCCTCTCCCCCCGTCGCAAAGTCAGCAAGCCGATCCGAAATCAGCCCACGCAGATAGTCGCTCCGTTCCTTGGTGGCGGCCTTCAGCCTGCCTTCCTCGCGCTTGGCGATCGCATTCACCGTGTCCGCGTCAGGCGCCGCGGCAATCTCGTCTTCGGTGGACGTCGACCAGAAGCGCCAGGCTTCTTCGTCTTCCGGCAAATCGACGTCGTCCTGGGCGGCTGGAGCGCTTTTCGCCGCCTTAGCTTTCGGCGCGGCCTTCTTCGCCTCGACCTTGTCTTCCTGATCGATGACTTCGCCGGGATCGTCGCCAAGGTCCATGTCGACGCCTTGGCCGGTGCCTTGCTGGTCGGCGATGGCCTGTCGTGTCGGCCGCGGCTGGTTTTGCGCCGGCGCGGGCAGGCTTTCGTGCTGCGGGTTCATTTCGGGGAAGAGATCTTCGGCTTCGGAGTCGCGGATCACGATGTCGCGATCGCCCAGCGGCAGAGTTTTACGGTGGCGGCGGATTGCCGACTTCTTCGACATCTCGCCCGGCCAGCGCTTCCAGACCTTGTCGGTTTGCGCGGCATCCTTGATCGACGCGAGATCGGCCCCGGTGAGGAATTCGAACGTCTTCGCGCCGCTCTTCAGCGTGGCAACCGAATAGGCGGCGATGATCGCGCCTTTCCCCTCCACGTCGGGCTTGTGATAGATCCCCGCGTTGGTCCCGCGCAGAACCTCGTATTCATCGCCCTCGCGAATGACGTCGGCGAACATCGATATGACTTCGCCGCCGCGGAGCACCTGTTGGATCAGGCCGAATGCCATCGGATAGTATTGCGCCAAGAGAACCTTGCGCTCGTTCTGTGTGTTGCGGCGGAAGGTGGTTTCGTGCGTCACGATCGCGGCCTCGCGCCCATCGATCCGCAAACCATCATAGGCGGCCTTCATGCACGCTTGGAAAATAGACCGGACGTCCGCGTCGAGTAGCTGCGCGTTCTGTGTCAGCGCATTCGTGATGTTGGCACGGAAGCGGTCGAACGGGAGATCGGGCGGGAGCATGTTGACGATGTCGCGCTCGCGCCCGAGCACCATCTTCAGCACTTCCTTCAGATTGGCCTGTCGTGTGGTTTGCAGATTGCTCATTCCGGCTCCTATCGGACCTGGTTGTCGGTTTCGGTGGTGACTTCGATGCCGGCGATCTCCGGCATGTGCTTGGCCATCGACTTCGCCACCTGCACGATCGCTTCGTGGACGGTGGACGAATTGAGGATGAAATCGGGCACCGCGCGCACGTCGACAACGCGGTAGTGCTTGCGCTCGATCTGGCTCACGCGCGCGCCGAGGTCGCCGACGATCTTGCGGCGCTTTGCGGGCTTCAGTGTCGACGGCGGGGGTGGAGGGGGCGCGGGCTTCGCGGCTGGTTGACAATCCGGCTCGTTTTTCGCGTCTGGTTGCGCAGGCGGGTCCGCAACCGGATCCGCGAAGAACCTGTCCTGTTCGGCCTGCTGTTCGGCGATGCGCTGATCTTCGGCATCGGACCATTCCTTCAGCCGCGCGCGAAGGCGCTCGATAGCATCGCGCAACGGCTCGAGAAACTGATCGCATTCGCCCTTCGCGGCGTCGGCAGCGTCCCGGTAGGGCTTCGTCAGCGCGATCCGATCGTTCTCGACGATCTTCTCGAATTCGCCCGCAACCTTGATGATGTCGCCAGCCTGTCCAGCCGTCTCGCGATCGGAGATCTTTTTCGCATCAGCGCGGCCGACGATGTATTCCAGCCGCTCGCGCTTCTCTGTCGTCTGTGCCTCGCGTTGAAGGTCGACAAGGTGCTCGATTGGGCTGGGTGGCTGGTTGCCGCCTACCACAGCGCGGGGGTTCGGTTCGTCGGGGATCATGCTCACAGGCCGACGCTTTCCGGCTCGGGCCAATTCCAGAAGCCTTGCGCGCCCTTCATGGGAATCGGCTCGTCCCACTTCTCGATGTCGAGCATGGGCCAGCCCCAATTCGCGTGCTCGTCGCGATCGCTGTCGTTGACGCGAGGAAGGCCGAATTCTTCGGCGATGTCGAAGCCATTGCGAGGCTCGCCGATGACGGCGGTGCCGAGACCGGCAGAATATGGGAGATCATCTGCGGACGGCAGAAGAGGAAGCGAGGGCCGCCCCGTCAACGTCATGCGCAACGCGCTCTCGAGCACAGTTTCAGCTTGGGCTTGATGCAGACAGCGGCTCGCCCACGCTTCCCCGCCGGCTTTCATATCGTCGAGCAAGTCGCCGATCTCGCGCGCTCGGATTGTCCGCGCCGCGGCGTGGATAACGATGCGCTGGCCGATCATCGATTGGTGGGCGCGCCAGCCGCGAAACTCGTATGGCTTCGCTCCTTCGACGATCAGCGACGCCCATGGTTGCCAGACAGTAAGAGCCTTCATTTCGGATCCTTCAGCGTGAAATAGTGGAAGCCGGCCAAGCCGACGGTGATCGCTCCGTCGATCAACTCGACGGTGTGAAATTCCCACTCCAACTCGACCGTCGGCTGGGCCAGATATTCGCGCGGGAACGGCAGATGCGAGCCGGGTTTCAGGCGCACGCCGACGGCATGGCCCGGCCCAGCCTCGCGCAGCCGCTTCTCCAATTCGCGATCGCGCCATTCGGCCGCGCGCTTGCTGGCTTCGGCTATCATCGGATCGGGCGGTATCGACGCGAGCGCATCGATCCAGCTTTCGCGCGTGATCTGAAGGATGTTCATGGCAGCGAGCACGTCATCGGATCGATGCGCCCTCCAAGTTGCGAATAGGGATCATCCCCGTCGTTCGTCGTCGCCCATTCGGCGCGCTCGAGTCGATACTGCCAATCGACGCGGTCGATCGGGTTCTTCGCGCACGACGGCCAGACGTCCGTCAATCCCTCGATCCAGATGCCGCCGATGCGCAGCGGCCCTTCCTCGAGAAGCTGGAAGCCAACCTGTATCTGCCAGCGATGCGAGCGATCCAACGGCTCGCCGGTTTCGGGATCGTTAGGCGGACCATACCAGACCCGCACCGGCACACTCACACGGCGCGCGCGGTCCAGCCGGATCAGGTAATAGCCTTCTATCAGCGGATCGGCGCCGCCGCGCTCGCGGATATGAGGATCGGGGATCATGGAGCCTCGCTATGGGAGCGGGCGCATCGGGCGCGCGGGGCGGGGGATGCGAGTGCGAACCTGACGGCCCGCTCCTGGTTGGTGGTCTGCCGCATCGCTGCGACGCCGCACCGTATGACGGGCTTTAAGCCGGGGTGCAAGGGAAAATTGTCAACGCCTGTTTACAAGCGCAAGATCGCGCCGTATCAGCGCCAAATGGCAAAGAAGACCATATCCGACATGGAAGTGATTGACCGCATCGGCGCCCCGGCGCTCGCCGAGCACTTCCACACATCCCGTCAGAACATCTACAACTGGCGCGTGCGGGGCATCCCGAAGCACTATCGCAGGGCGATCGTGTTGCTGGGCGAATCGCACGGGCATGACATGGATGATTTCGTCGCCGACGAGGCGGCATAACTGCCCGGCGGCCCGCCGGCGAAACGAGAAGGAAGACCAATGGCGCAAGCAGCGAAGGACGGCAAAGTAGCCGCCGACATGAAGCCGGTCGATTACCGCGGGGCGTTCAAGCGCCTCACGACGATCGATGCGATGAAGGCCAAGCAGCAGAAGGCCGCGAAGGACATCGGTGACGTGTTCTCGGCTTGTGAAGGGATCCACGGCGTCGACAAGGCCGCCGCGAAAATCTTCATGATCCTGCGCAAGCTGGACGACAACGACCGGATCCTGACGTTCCGCGACCTCAACGGCCTGCTCGACGCGTCCGGCCTGCCGAAGACGGGCGCCGATCTGGTCGACCGTGCCGAGGGGAACATCGTCGATTTCCGCCCTGGCAAGGGCAAACCGGAAGTCGAAGACGAGGGTGACGGCACGATCGAAGAGGAAATCGAAGATCTCGAGAACGACGTCGACGGCACCAGCGGCGATGAAGATGATTTCGAGGAAGCGAGCGACGAAGAACTGGCCCAGCAAGCCGGTCGCGCCGAAGCCGCCGCCAAGAACCGCGCCAAGGATGCCATGTCGGGCGGCGAAGAGCCTTACACCGGCGACAATTCGGACCTCGCAGACGACGCCGAATGAAAACTTCGGTCCTCGCCCTTGATCTGGCGACGACGACGGGATGGGCGTGGCACGCTGTCGGCATGCCACGCCCTTTCTTCGGCGCGTTCACGCTGCCCGGCCAGCCGGGCGAAGTCGGCCGTCCCGCGGACGCGCTCGAGCGCTTCCTGCGCGAAATCTACCTGAAGACGAAGAACGCGGGATCGCCGATCACGCATTGGTTCTTCGAAGCCCAGCACATCGACGCGAAGATCAATATCGACACCGTCTACCGCCTGATCGCGCTCGGCGGCGTGGTCGAGAAATTCGCTTTTCAGGTGAAGCCGCGCGATCAGAAGATGGTCTGGTGCTACAAGGTCCACATCTCGACGTGGCGCTCTCATTTCATCGGGCGCGGCTCCGGCTTCAAGCGCGACAAGACGCTGAAGGGGCGGCCCTACCTGCCCGGCGAGGATCCGAAAGAACTGGCCATCCAGCGTTGCGGTGAATTCGGCTGGCACACGGACATCGCCGACGCCGCCGAGGCGTGCGGGATCCTCGACTATGGGATCAGCCAGATTGGCGATGCCATCCATCCGCGCCCGTGGCGCGACGCCCTGTTGATGAAGACCATGGAGCGGAAATGACCGCCAGCCCGAAAGCCGACAATCTCCCCCTGCCGCCGCTGCCCGACGAGCGCTTCGGCGTTATCTCGATCGATCCGCCGTGGCACTTTCGCTCGCGCGCGCCCGTCAGCAATCCGCAATCCGACCGCAACCCCCAGCGCCACTACCCGACGATGGACATCCCCCATCTCGAGAAGCTGCCGATCAAGACGCTCGCGCTGCCGAACGCGTGGATCATGCTGTGGATCACCGGCCCGTTGATGGCGCCCGGCGTCCATAACCGGCTTTTTCGCGCCTGGGGCGTGCGCCCGTCGTCGACGGCCTTCGTCTGGATCAAGACGCTGAAGAACTTCCCTGGCGTCGTCGACATCGAGCCGAGCGCGCTGTTCGAAGGCGATCTCCACATGGGGACCGGGTTCACCACACGCCAGAACGCCGAATATGTCATTCTCGGCCGCATAGGTTCCCCCAGGGTGGCCCGCCGCGACATCCGGCAGATCATCTTCGCCCCCGTCGGCGCGCACAGTCGCAAGCCCGACGAATTTTTCCGGCGTGCCCGCTATTTCGGAAGCGGCCCCTATCTCGATATGTTCGCCGGCGCGGCCCGTCCCGGCTGGACGTCGTTCGGCTGGTCTCACCGCGACGGCGAGCGCGCTGAAATGGCGGTGGCGCGGTGAACGCGAACGATCGCCTCATAAATCCGACCGCGGAAGCCGCTCTTCTCGGCGGCCTGATGCTCGACAACGATCGCATCATCGGCGTCGCCGATCGTGTGAAGCCCGATGACTTTGCCGACGCGCTCAACGGCCGGATCTATTCGGCCATGCTCCGCTTTGCAGCAAAGGGCATGCGCGCCGACGCGGTGACGCTGCGCCCCCTGTTCGCGAGCGATGGTGATTGCCGGTATGGCGACTATCTCGGCGATCTCGTCGAAGCGCCAGCCGTCAAGGGAGCGATCGATGCGCTGGCGGACCAGGTTGCCGATCTCGCGGGGCGGCGCGGTGTGCGCGAAACCCTGCGCGAAGCGCTGAACAGCGTTCATGACGATCTGGACGTTCCGGTCGACGCGATCACCGGCAAGGTGGAGGCGTCCGGCTGGGCCGCCGCGGCGCGCAAGCCTGTCGACGTCATGCTTCATGCTGGCGATCTTGCGCGGCTGGTGCGCGAACGCGCCGAGAAGATCCGAGACAATCCAGACGCCGCCGGCATGCGCAATGCGCTGGTGGAAGAGTGGGACTCGCTGCTGAACCTCGAGCGCGGAACCTACAACATCCTCGCGGGGCGGCCCGGCATGGGTAAGTCGAGCCTCGCTTCATCAGTTGCCTATGGTTACGCGATCAACGGGCATCCCGGTCTCGTCTTCAATCACGAAATGAGCGCCGAGCAGATGGCCATCCGGTCGACCGCCGATCTCGCGCACGCGATGGGCCATCGGATCGAGCACGAAAAGCTGAAGAAGGGCGAACTCGCCGATGGCGGCTGGGGGATCGTCGACCAGGTCGAGCAGCGCGGAAAGCTGCTGCCGATCCGGTTCCTGACGCCCGGCACGGTCGACGTGAAGCGCGTCTACTCGCTCGCTGCGCAACATCGCGCGCTTCTCGCCGCGCAGGGGCGGGAACTGGAATTCGTCGTCGTCGACTATCTCGGCCTGCTGGGCGCGCATTCCGCCGACGGGAAGCCGCTGACGAAAGGCTACGACCGCGTCAGCGCCGTTTCGCGCATGCTGAAGAAACTGGCCGAGGATCTGGATGTCGCCCTGATCGCCCTCGCGCAGCTATCGCGCGGCGTCGAGCAACGCCAGAACAAGCGCCCCATCCTGTCCGATCTGAAGGAGAGCGGGGATCTCGAGCAGGACGCCGACAGCGTCACCTTCATCTACCGCGAGGAATACTATCTCGAGCAGGAGCGCCCCAAGCCCGGCGACAAGACGCCGGACAAGCGCGACGCCTTCGAAGAATGGGAAACCGAAATGTTCGCAGCCAGGAACAAGCTGGACCTGATCTGCGCGAAGAACAGGCATGGCCGCGTCGGCACGCGCACGGCCCGCTTCTACCCCGAATACTCCGCGTGCCGATCGGGCGATTACAACGCCTTCGACGACACAGCAGACCCGCTACTTTTCTGACGAGAGACCACCAACCATGGCATTCGAAATCACAACGCGCGTAAGCTGTCGCACCGCGGCCGATTACGACAAAATGGTCAAGCCGATCCGCGAACAGCACGAAGGATCCGGCCGCAACCTGAAGTGGACGCTGATGGCGCTGGCGGACTTTTCGAACGGCGAAGGCTTTGCATGGCCGAGCGTGAAGTCGATCGAGAACTGGACCGGCCTGTCGACGCGCTCCGTCCAGCGAGCGCTGAAGCAAGCGCAGGTGCTCGGTCTGGTCCGCGTGAGGCGCCGGACGGACGCGTCATCGCAGTATCTCTTCAACCTCGAGAAGCTGCCCTACGTTGAGCGCCCAGCCGCTCCCAAGCAACGCGGCCCGCACCAGGAATACGAGGATTGGGAAGAGCCGGATCTGTTCGAAGAGCACCCTGGCACCCCCGCCACGGTGGCACATCACCCCCGCCAGGGTGGCACCCCCCCGGTGCCAGGGACGACGCTACCCGGTGCCACGGTGGCACCCTATCCTATCATAGAACCATCAGATGAACCTGTCAGTGAACCGTCAGGCGCGATCGCGCCCGTCGACGGCGATCCACCGCTTCCGGTTTTCATCAAGCAGGAGTGGGACAAGCTGAAGACCGACTATCCCAACATGGGAGGCTGTCGACAGGTAACGGAATCGATGGTCCGGTTGGTGCGCGAGCGGGCGAAGGAGCACGCGCAGACCGGCGAGAGCCTTCACGACGTCTGGCGCGTCGTCTTCCAGAAGATCAGGGAATCGGCGTTCCTCACGGGCCGCGCCAAGCCGGGCAAGGGGTATTCCAAGCCCTATCGTCTCACCCTCACTCGGCTGCTGAAGCCGCACATTTTTCGCGAGGTAATCAATGACGGATATTCAGGCGACGCCGCAGAAGGCGATTACGATCCGACAACCGGAGAAGTCCTGGGGCCAGCCGCAGCGGCTACGCGTGGCACACGCGAACGCTTCCGCCATGCTCGCCAACGGGCAGGACGAAGCGGAGATCCGCGCCAAGATGGACATCCCGGCTGACGTCCTCGCCGCCGCCGAAGAGGGCTGGTGGAACGAGGCGAAGCCGCTCGCGGAAGCCGACGACGAAGCCGTCGACAGGCTGATCGAGCAGGACATCGGCGGCTTCATCGCGCTCACCATGGCGCGCGTCGATCCGGCCGCGCGCCGCGAATTCAGCGACCAAGTGCTCGTCGAATTGGCGGAAGTCCCCTATACGCTCGTTGTCGAAGCGTTGGCACAGGCGCGCCGCAAGGTGAGTTTCCCCGAGCGGCTGGTGCCCTTCATCTTCGATTTCGTCGAGGCGCGCGCGGAGAAGCTGCGCGTCGAAGGGGACCGGCTGGAAAGGCTCGCAAGGATCGCGCGTGGCGGACAAGACTGACAGCAAACGCCTCGTCGACCTGGAGGCCGCCCTAAAGGCGCTCGGCAGGAAGAAGGCGCCGCTGATCTCGCTGGACGAATGCGCGGCCCTATGGGGCGTGACGAAGCCACGATTCGTCACGAAGCGGAAGGAGATGGCCGGCTTCCCCGACATGGCCGAGCGCGACGGGAACGCCCATCTCTACCCGGCGCGCGAAGCGCTGAAGGCGATGATCTCGTTTATTCAGCGCCACCAGACCGCCAACGCGGCGAAGACGAAGCGGCTGGGGCAACTGATCGGCACGGACCAGATGTCCGAACAGATGGTCGGCAATTTCTCGATCGCCGAACTGGCGAAGGCCAACCAGCTTGCCGCGGAAATCGAGCAGCGGATGCGCGACCAGGGGCTTTACGTCCGCGTCGACGAACTCCAGCGCGTCGTCGGCATGGTCTTCTCCGAAGTGTCCGAGACGCTTTCGAACCTGTCCAATCTCGTCGATCCGCACGGGCGCCTCGAGCCGGAAACGCGCACCCTTATCGACACCAACGCTCATGAATTGCTATTGCGCACGCACAAGAACCTGAAGGGCATGCTTTCTCCCGATGCTGTCGACACTGGAAATCGAAAACCGGCTCGAAAGCCTCGCAAGGCACCAGCACGACGGAAACGCAGCGGAAGCGGTTCTCGCAAGGCTTGATTCCCTACTCCCAGCACGCGCGATCTCGATCAACGAATTCGCCCGCACCAAGCGCCTGATGGTCAATCCAGGCGGCGAACCTTTCCCCTACGATCCGGCGCTGACGCCCTACGCGGACGGCATCAACGACGCCTGCGATCATCCCGACGTCAACGTCATCGGCGTAAAGGGCAACACGCGCTCGGCGAAGACCGTCAGCGCCGAGAACATGGTTCTGCGCGATTGGACGTATGGACCGCTGAAGGGCGTCTTGTGGCTGATGCAGGACGAAGACAGCCTCAACGACTATCTCGACGAGCGCGGCGAGCAGATGCTTATGCTCCACGACGAGGTTCGCGAGCGCATCGATTGGAAGGACAGCCGGAACAAGGCGCGCGCCCGCAAGCGTATCGGCCGCGCCCTCGCCCTGTGGCGCGTCGCCACCATGCGGGCGCTTCGCGCCAAGTCCGCCCCGGTCATCGTCGCCGACGAGATCGACGCCTACGTCAAGAAGGTCCGCGACGCGATCATGACGCTGGTGACGTCGCGCCAGGATGAATACGGCTCGGCCGCCAAAGCCTACCTTTGCTCGCACCCCGACGCCGGGCCGGACGGCGGCATCGATCTGATCCTGAAGGATTGCCTGCTGCATCTCTGGTTCGCGCGTTGTCCCGAATGCGGGCACGCCGCTTCGCCAGCCGTGGAAGCCGAAGACCAGGACAGGCCGCGGTGGAAGTGGAACCTGCCGGATCTGATGGGCCTTGCCGAAGAGATGGAGCGTGTCGCTTTCCTCGACCATGTCGCCAAGGCCGTGCGGCTGGTCTGTCCGAACCCCGAATGCCGCGAAGAATTCGGGCACAATCGCCGCCTCGAGATCATGAACGCCGGCCGGTGGCTCCAGCCGCACCAGGAATGGTTGCCGAACGGCACGATCAAGGGCGAGGCGCGCGTCGCCGCGCAGATGGGTTTCGTCATCCACGCCTTCATGGCGCCGTTCGTGAAATTCAACGAGACTGCGCGCGATTGGGCCGCCGCCAAGCTGAC